CGTCCGCATGAGCATCATGCAACCCCGGCTTGACCCGGAGCCCAGCACGGACACCATCACGGTGGAGGAGCTGCGGGCCTGGGGTGACAGCATCAAGCCCATTGCCAGCAAGGCCTTTTCCGGCTTTGGGGAATTTGTCCCTGGTGACCATTGCCGCTTTTGCCGGGGCGAGGCCAAGTGCCGGGCCCGTGCCAACACCTGCACCGCTCTGGAGGACTTTGCCGGATGCGTGCCGGAGGGCTCCCTCACCCCGGAGCAAAAGCAGTCCATGGAGGTTGCCACGGCCAGCGGTATGGAGGCCCCCGGCCTCCTCACGGATGAGGAGATCGGTGAGCTGCTTATCCGGGGCAAGAGCCTTGTCCAGTGGTACAAGGACCTTGAGGAGTACGCCACCACGGCCCTGCTGGACGGCAAGCCCATCCCCGGCTGGAAACTGGTGGCCGGACGGAGCAACCGGACCTTTACGGACCAGGATGCCGCCATCCAAGCCGTCATTGCGGCGGGCTATGATGAGGCCCTGGTCTATGACCGCAAGCCCAAGACACTCTCCCAGATTGAGGAGCTTATGGGCAAAAAGGAATTTAAGGAGAAGATCGGCAGCTTTGTGGTCAAGCCCCTGGGCAAGCCCACACTGGCGGAGGCCTCTGACAAACGGGAGGCCTACAACCCCGCCGCCGCTGACTTTTCCGGGGTGTCCTCCGATGCGTGACACCGTGAGCTTTTCCCAAGACAGCTTTCACGCCACCATCTACCTGCCCAGCCTCCTGGACCTGCCCGTCAAGAACGTCCACAAGATTTTCACCATTATGCTCTGGGATGACCGGGAGAATGAGCAGGCCATCCGGGACACAGAGCTTTTCCTTGAGGACATCGTGCCGGAGAGCAAGCAGGCCTGGACCGCCGCCTCTGTGCGCTATCAGCAGGAGTGGCGGCTGATTGAAAAGCGTGCCACCGTGCGGCGGACCCGGAAAGACATCGAGCGGGACGCCGCCATCCGGGCCCACAATGATGAGCTCACCAGGGACGTTAAAAAGGCCAAACGCCAATATGAGCGCTGGGTGAAAATCCAGGCTCTTTGGAACGATACGAAACACAAAATGAAAATCATGTAAAGGAGTAAATGATTATGTATCAGAACGACCCCATGAAAGTGCTGACCGGCGAGTGCCGCCTGTCCTACTGCAATCTGACCACCCCCAGGGCCGCCCAGCAGGGCGGAGAGCCCAAGTACAGCGTCACCCTGCTCATCCCCAAGACGGACGTGGCCACCAAGGCGGACATTGACGCCGCCATCCAGGCCGCCGCCAATGAGGCGCTGCCCAAGGTGTGGAACGGGGCCCGCCCGCCCCAGCTTTCTGTGCCCATCTGGGACGGTGACGGCGTGCGCAAGTCCGGGGTGCCCTTTGGCGATGAGTGCAAGGGCCACTGGGTCATGACCGCCTCCACCAAGAACAAGCCCCAGGTGGTGGGCATCGACAACATCAACTGTGAGCTGGCCCCCTCTGACATTTACAGCGGGATGTATGCCCGTGTCACCATCCGCTTTTTCGGCTACTCCAACAGCGGCAATAAGGGCATCGGCTGCGGCCTGGGCAATGTCATGAAAACCCGTGACGGTGAGGCCCTGGCGGGCGGTGCCTCCGCCTCCGTGGACTTCGCCGGTGTGGGTGCTGCCCCTGCCGCTGCGCCCGCCTATGGTGCCAACCCTGCGGCCCCCACGGGCCCCGCTTACGGCGTCAACCCCGCCGCCCCGGCAGCTCCGGCCTATCAGCCTCCCGCTCCCGGCCCTGCCGCCACCACGCCGCCCTGGGGCACCGCCAGCGGCGTCAACCCCATCACCGGCCTGCCCATGTAACAGGAGGAAGTCATGCACCATCTGAGCATTGACCTTGAAACATTTTCCAGCGTCCCCATCAAAAAGGCCGGGGCTCAAAAGTACATATCCAGCCCGGATTTTGAAATCCTGCTCTTTGCGTACAGCCTGGATGGTGCACCTGTTGAGGTGATAGACCTGACCACGGGGGCGCATCTGCCCCCGTGGCTGGTCCAAGCCATCACCAGCCCGGAGTTTATCAAGCACGCCTACAACGCCCCTTTTGAGTGGGGCTGTCTGTCAAAATTCCTTGGCTGGCTACCGCCGGACCAGTGGCGGTGCACTATGTTCCAAGGCCTTTACTGCGGCTATACGGCGGGCCTGGAGGCCACTGGGCGGGCCCTGGGGCTGCCGGAGGACAAGCGCAAGCTGAACATCGGCAAGGCCCTCATCCGTTATTTCTGTACGCCCTGCGCCCCCTCTAAGGCCAACGGTGGACGTACCCGCAACCTGCCCCAGCATGACCCTGCCAAGTGGGAGCTTTTTAAGGAGTACAACCGCCAGGATGTGGTCACAGAAATGGAGATTGCCCGGCGGCTGGTGTCCTACCCTGTCCCTGACTGGGTGCAAAAGCAATGGGAAACGGACCTCATCATCAACGCCCGTGGCGTGGCCGTGGATATGGATATGGTGACCGGGGCCCTCTACTTGGGGGACACCGTGCGCCAAACCCTCATATCAGAGGCAATGCAGCTTTCCGGGCTCAATAACCCCAACAGCGTGGCCCAGCTCACCAAATGGCTCCAAGAGGAAACTGGGGAGGAACTGGGGGACTTGCGCAAGGACACTGTGACCCGCCTGCTGAAAAAGGACAGCAACAGCCCCCAGGTGACCCGTATGCTTGAAATCCGGCAGGAGCTGGGCAAGACCTCCACCAAGAAATATGACGCCATAGAGGCCGCTGTGTGCCCGGATGGGCGGGTCCGTGGGCTGCTCCAATTCTATGGAGCCAACCGCACCGGGCGCTGGGCCGGGCGGCTGGTGCAGGTCCAAAACCTACCCCGCACCTACACGGAGCCCCTGGCCCTGGCCCGTGACCTTGTACGCCAGCGAAACCTCAAGGCCCTCAAAGCGGTCTATGGCTCCGTGCCTGACACCCTCAGTCAGCTCATCCGCACCACTTTTGTTGCCCCGGAGGGCCACGTCCTGATTGACGCCGATTTTTCGGCCATTGAGGCCCGTGTCATCTCTTGGCTGGCCGGTGAGCAATGGCGACTGGAGGTGTTCCGCACCCACGGCAAAATCTATGAGGCCAGCGCCTCTCAAATGTTCGGCGTCCCTCTTGAACGCATCAAAAAGGGAAATCCTGAGTATTCCCTGCGGCAAAAAGGCAAAGTGGCGGAGCTGGCCCTGGGCTATCAGGGCAGCACCGGGGCCCTCATCAATATGGGAGCCTTGGACATGGGCATCCCAGAGGAGGACCTGCCGGACATCGTGGGCCGCTGGCGGGAGGCCAACAAGCGCATCCGTGACCTGTGGTATTCCATGGACAACGCCGCCGTGCAGGTCATCACCCAGGGCGGCTCCGTGGGGCTCAACGGGCTCATCCTGTCCCATGAATACGACTACAACCAAGGGACAGATTGCCTCACCATCACCCTCCCCTCCGGGCGCAAGCTCTACTATACCAGCCCCGGCATCGGTGAGAATGAGTGGGGCAAGCCCTCCATTTCCTACATGGGTATGGACCAAAAGACCAAACGCTGGAAACGCATTGAAACCTATGGCGGCAAACTGGTGGAGAACTGCGTCCAGGCCATCGCCCGTGACTGTCTGGCGGATGCCATTGAACGCCTGGAGGCCGCTGGGCTGCCGGTGGTGTTCCATGTTCATGATGAGGTGGTCATTGACGTGGCACCTTGGACAGATGAGGACACCATGCTCCAGACAGTAGTGGACATTATGCGGCGGCCCATCACTTGGGCCCCGGACCTACCCCTCAATGCAGACGGCTGGGTGGGGCAATTCTTTAGAAAAGACTGATTGAACAAGCCCCCCCCCCCGCCAGCAGCGGTGGTGGGGCAGGGGAGGCATCCATGAAATACATTGCATCGTGCTCTTTCGGCAAGGACAGCCTGGCCATGATACTCACCATTATTGAGCACGGCTTACCGCTGGATGAGGTGATATACCGTGAAGTCATGTTTGATGACACCACCAGCGGCGAATATCCAGAGCACGCCGCTTTCATTCACGATAAAGCCATCCCCATCTTGGAGCTGGTGTACGGCCTCAAGGTGACGGTGCTGAGGGCAAAGACCAACTATAAAGAGCGACTTGTCAGACCGAACACAAGGGGCAAGCACATTGGGGAGCCAAGGGGCTTTCCGTTGCGACTTGGCCCGTGGTGCAACAGCGAACTAAAGATGAAACCGTTACGGGATTATGAGAGGGGCCTGCCTGATACGGTGCATGAGTATGTGGGCATTGCGGCGGACGAACCCGCCCGCCTTGAACGGATTTTGAAAACTGACAACGCCTCCGCCCCGCTTGCGGACTTCGGCATCACGGAGGAAATGGCTTTCAAAATGTGCCAAGAGCACTACCTACTTTCTCCCATATACAAAACCCAAAAAAGGAGTGGCTGCTGGTTTTGCCACAATGCCCGCCTTGATGAAATGCGGGACCTTTGGAGGAATTATCCAGAACTATGGGAAGAACTGCGAAAGCTCCAAGCCATATCGCCCATTAAATTCACATCCAGAAACAGCATCTTTGACCTTGAAGAACGCTTTAAGAAAGAGGAGGAAAAACAATGAAAATCATTTCCCCGGACTTTGAAATCCTCAGCCTTGTGGATGGTCGAGCCATCTTGCATGACATTGAGCGGTGTGGCCGAGTGTGCTACAAATCGGAGGACAAAATCACGGAAACTTCTGCTCAGGCCTTTGTGGGCAACATCATCCAGCGAGGCCATGAGGCGGTGCTGGAGCACGCCAGTGTCACCGTCAAATTTGTGGTGGACCGGGGCGTTTCCCATGAGATTGTCCGGCACCGGCTGGCGGCCTACTGCCAGGAGAGCACCCGCTACTGCAACTATTCCAAGGACGGTTTTGGCGGTGAAATCACCGTCATCAAGCCCCACTACTTGGAGGCGGGCACCAGGGCCTTTGCCTGCTGGCGTGGAGCCTGTGAAACGGCGGAAAGCGCCTATTTCTCACTGCTGGAGTGGGGCTGCTCCCCGCAAGAGGCCCGTGCCGTCCTGCCCAACAGCCTCAAGACGGAGGTGGTGATGACCGCCAACCTCCGGGAGTGGCGGCACTTTTTCACGCTGCGGACGGCTCCGGCGGCTCACCCCCAGATGCGTGAGGTGGCCATCCCGCTGCTTTGCCGGATGCAGGAGCTCATCCCCGTGGTGTTCGATGACATCAAGCTGCCCGCAAAGGACTGGAGGCGTGGAAAATGAAAAGAGCTGAGATTTTGGAGGCCGCCCGTGTCTGCGTGTGCGGCGAACGGGAGCAAGACTATGGCACCCCGGAAAACAGCTTCGCCCTCATCGCCAAGCTCTGGGAGGTGTACATGGGCACGCCGTTCACGTCCAAAGACGTGGCCATGATGATGGCGCTACTCAAGGTGGCCCGCATCAAGGGCGGGGACAAAGCGGACAGCTTTGTGGACCTGGCGGGCTATGCGGCCTGTGCCGGTGAGATTGCGGCTTTGCCATCTATGCCCGTCAACGGGAGGGCTGCTCCATGAAAAAGCGCAAGAAATACCAGCGCCAGGACAAGCCCAGGATGTGTGACCCCGGAATGTGTGACCACTGTGTTTACATCGGAGAGGGTGACTTTATCTGTGACAAGGGCCCCGGTGAGCCCGTGATCGTGGTGGAGGACTGGGAGCCCAATGAGAACGCCGGGCGCTGTAAGAGAGGTGAGCACCGTGCCGGGCTGTAAAGACTGCCTCAAGGCCAGTGTGCCCCTCCGCCGTGAAGATGAGGGGAAATATCTGCTTTGTAACGGTGGGCGTGTCCCCTTGGACGGCTCCTGTGAGCGTTTCTGCTCTGCCAGTG